TAGTTCATCTCCTAAGTATAATTCACATTCTATTTTTTATATAATCTTCAACATCACGTTTTTCATTTTCCTTTCACCCTTTTCTTTCTCTTTCGTTTTGAACCGGCATACATAAAAGCTGCCATATTACCAGTCTTGTATCCTATCGACTGTTTCCTTGGACTTCCATTGAAACTATGCTTTATTGATTTTGCCATTCATATTCACCTCCATCAACTTACTTTCTAGTGAATCCATGTCGTACTTCCTACGCTCGAAATTATTATAATTTCTTACATTCTTTTCATTCTTTCTTTCTTGTTTGTGTGCTTTTGATGTTCCTTTGTTGTTCTTTTGTTGTTCTTTTGATGTTCCCTGATATTGATAAACATCATAATTCACAATGGTTATTGCTGTTCTTTTGTTGTTCGCACTTCGGACAATCATGGAGTCACTTTCCAGAAACTTCAAGAACAACTGAACCTTTTTTCTGCCCCATCCCCATCTGTCCATCAATTTCAATTCTGATGTGATAAAACTACCACGTTTAACTTCTTCCACCTTATTCCCGACCATGCATTTATTGTCTGAATGATTCGCCAGTAGAATAAGGTCTATCCACGCCTGCCCTTTTGAAAATGGCTTATCACTCCATATTTCGTGATACAAAATGTCTCTATGTATTTTTATCCAGCCGCTCATTTCAGAGGTACTCCGTTATCATAAAATTACCGTTTTATATAACCTATCCTTTCTCAATCTCTGATTTTATGTGCAAATCCATTGAATGTACCAGCTTCACTGTATTTCCATGTGAGGCATGATTCTTCCACGAACCGTACTTATTTTGAAATTCTTTCTCACTTATTTTCCTTGCTTTTAACAATCGCAACATATTTCTGACTTTCTTCTTCGCTCTACGTTTATTTTCGGAATTCAACCGTCGAATATATTTTCCATCTTTCGTCATATAATGATGAAACCCAAGATACCGAATACCATTTTGAACGGACAAATTTGTGTTTTCCCATTCAGTGATAATCCTAAACTTGAAACCATTTCTTCTATATAAAGAAGGCAGTATTTCAAATATGATTTATCGTAGTGTATCAAATAGAAATCATCCATATATCGACCGTAATATCTGATTCCAAGCTCTCCAGTTATCATATGATCAATGCAGTCCAACATCATTAAGGCATATACTTGTGCAACTTGATTTCCTAGTGGAAGTCCAAAACCGTTCGTGCTATCAATAAACAAGTGGTTCAACCATGTTGTATAACTATTCGGAAAATAGTAATCCACAATATCTTTCAAGACCTCATGGTTGATACTGTAAAAGAATTTTGCAATGTCGCATTTCAAAATCCAACCATCTATTCTATGTTCTCTATAGAATGCCAGCATTTGTTCTTTCAACTTATCCATACCGAATAACGTACCTTTACCAACTTGCCCGGCAGAATTAGTTTCAATGAACACATTTTGCAATCGTGGATGCAAGATATTATCACACAAACAATGCTGAACAACCTTATCTTTGAATGAGCAGGACATTATCACTCGCTCTTTTGGCTCATAAATCTTAAACTGACTGTACTTTCCAATCTGATACGTCTGGTTTTCTAATTGTTCTTTCAGCAGATGAATTCCCTCAAGACTCATATTTTGAAATCTTGCACAACTTCCATTATGACTTTTACCAAGTTTCGCTTTTTTATAAGCGCGGTACAGATTTTCAAAATTCGTAATAATGTCCTTGTCCATTTCATAAACTCCTTTGTATTTACCCATTTGGGGAAGGTCATACATCTTTTTGTATCTCTTTCTCTGGTTTCAGCTTGCTGCCTACTCCGACTGTCTGTAATACAGAATGGGCGAACACCGTTGCTGTTATTGTAGTTCCTGTTGTTGATGTCGCCAACCGGCGAAACAACGGTTTAACGATATATAACCTATGATTTTACTATCTTCCTCTATCTTTCTTCCTCCAAGCGATCGTCATGTGTTTAATATCTTTTACCATTTTCGACCAATATTCCATGCTTTTTGTATTGATGATGTTTAGTTTCATAGATAATTCGATATAAAACAACATCTCATCGCAATATGTAATCGCTTTGGTCTGCAATTCCAGACGTTCACGTTTATATTCTCTTATGTCAGTCCGGTTTGCTTCCATCAACGATTCGTAGATACAAAGACATTTATTTTGCATTTTATCTACAAGTGAAAACCGATATTTTTTTGGATAACGGTTACAGTTCGATGTCAGTCTCAATGTATGCTCGGAAAGTTCCATTGCTTTTAAAATTACCTGCAACTCTGTTTCTGCCATTTACTCATCCTCTGATTCAAAGAGCGTAGATGAAAAGATACAAACTGGGCGAACACCGCTGCCGTTATAGTAGATCCCGAAGCCGATGCCGCCAACCGGCGAAACAATGGAAACATAACTTGAATCCTCGTTACATTTTGTGCTATACGGTGAAAGCATCCACCACCATTCATCAAAATTTGGAATCAGACTTCGATACGTTCTGTATTCATCAATCGAAATCAATGAAACAAAATCTTTGCAAGCTCCGTACTCTGTTTGACCATCAAGAGACAACAGATTGCGTTCAAACTCAATCACATTCTCTTCACCAATTTCTTCACAGATTTTTTTATATATTTCTGTATTGAGATAATTTCTTAAATTACTTGATGTCCATTTGTTGCATTCTGAATCAAATGTTTTACCTCCTAGAGATTCCATACAAATGCATAGCATGTCATTTTCATTCGAATCCAGAATCTTCCATTTCTTCCCAATTAATTCAAAGGTATCTCCGATTTTTAATCCTGCGAGCTTTTCCGCTTCTAATTTTGCTTTTAACTTTTTTAATTCATTTAAACCGTCGTCTAACTTCCGTTCCAGTTCATTTAATTTTTGCTCAAGTTTATTTCTCATCGAATTTTCCTCCCAAAGATACAAAGATATTAGATTTAAGATACAAAACTGGGCGAACACCGTAGCCGTGATTGCAGTTCCTGTCGTCGATGCCGCCAACCGGCGAAACAACGGCGATTGGATATTTCCATCTATCATTGCTTGTCCACGGAGTCATTGTCCACCAATAATCATCCAAATCTTTATTCACGATCAACGGATTGTATTTTCTAACTTCATCAAATGTCAGTAACCGGATTCTTCCAGTCACATCTTCATAAATATTCTGATTATCAACTGTTGTTAATTTCACAGTCTGTGAAAGAACATTGTCTTTTCCAACAGTTGCTTCAATCTTCGGAAGAATATCTTCATACAACACACGCTGCACATTAGAACCATTGAAATCAGTGTTATCACCAAATTTCACATTTTCTTCCATGAAACCCTTTGAAATAATCAATGTTCCGCCATCATCATGGTCTAACACCACAAATTCATCTTCCACAAGGTCAATCACACAGCCCGGAGAAACTGTGGAAAGTTCAACTTTATCCGATATTTCCTTTTCCTCCAACATTGCTACTAATTCTTTTGCTTTTTCTAAAATTTTGTTCATGTTACACATTTAATTTCCTCCCATATAATTTTCGGTTCCTAACAGTTCCTTAAACTTCTCAAACTGTCTCTGTGAAATCTTATTGTTCTTCTTGTCATCTCTAATTTCGATTTTAAGGTGCTTTTCTGCGATAGATGATAATTCCCTTGCCAAATTCAATCTACCTTGTTTCAAACCGTCATGATAGCCTTTCTGCGGTCGGTAATCTGCAATCTGCGACTTTCCCTCGCCTTGGCTGCCAGAAGTTTTGTTTCGTAACTGGTAACCTTTATCTGCATACGCTTTTATAAAATACTTCTCAGCTTCATCGAGTTTATCTTTTGAAAAGTGCATACATCCAACTTTCCACCCATATGTATTATCTTCTGAGTACAACCCATGCTTTTTTAGAGAACGGTCAATATGCTGTTCATATCCAGATAGGTGTTGTGCTAATCTCGTTAAAATATGTACTGCCTGTCCGACATAAGCGTATCGGAAACCTTGTTCATCTTCTCTTGCCAGAAAGTAAATTCCGCTTTCATCGTCTAATTTTGAATTAACCTCAAGCAACCGCTGTTTATTCTTCTGCTCAATAGCTTTTATCTGTCTAAAGTTTTGATAACTCAATATTTATCACTCCCTAATTTTTGTCCGCACTTATTGCAAAAACTTAACCAGTAATCAAGAAAACTATCCCCTGTATTTGTTGTGGCTATTTCTCCGCAACATGGGCAATACGGTACTCTGTCCTTAAACTCGTATTTCTTAGGTATCTGCTTTTCCAATGCTAGTATTGCCATATCGCAACTACTTTCGACTTCTTCATCGTATCTATGAAATCTCTTAATTGATTCTTGCATTCCGATCGCTTCTTGTATTGTCATTTTTCGTCACTCCAATCTATACAAAAGGAACTTCATCGTCTATATCTGACGGAATGTGCATGAATCCATCCGAATCAGTAGGAATATTTCCATAAGGCGACGGACCAGCCTGTACATTGTTGTTATTCTGCTGACTTGCGCTTTTACTCTCTGCAAATTCCTGTTGCTCAACGAAAATATATGCTGACTGCCTTTTGTTTCCATCCTTGTCAGTATAGTTATCAATCTGCATACGACCACGAACAATCATCTTCACGCCTTTTGTGATATACTTTTCGGCAAATTCAGCGGTCTTTCCAACAACTTTGCACATGATAAAATCTGTTTCTTTCTCTCCGTCTTTTTTGTACGGTCTATCAACTGCAAGTGTGTAATTTCCAAATGCTGTTGACTTTTCGCCTGTGGAATATCTCACTTCTGCGTCTCTGACCGCCCGACCGACAATTACAATGCTGTTCATTCCTTATCCTCACTTTCTGCAAGCTCTTTTATAATGTCCGGTATAATCTGCCGATACATTCTCTGCTCCTGCATGAAGAACGCACACGCCCCAATCGCTGATTCTTCACTTTCTCCATGACCGACATTCTCGATTGCCTTATCTGCTAAAATTCTGCACTTTTTCGCAGATTCTTCGCAATGCGAAAGAATATCTTTGACTTTTAATGTTTCTTTCATTTCTCACCTAAAACGGTTCCAACCGTAATTCCCTTTCTATACCTTTTTCTGCTACCCACACATCTACATCACAATCGACCAATTCTTCTATTTCCTCTCTGAATCGTTCAGGATTTCCATTCTGTGAACTTAAATGCAGTAAGCCTACACTTCTTAGCATTAGACTGTTAATCGTCTGTATGAGCCTTTTACAAGTTTGTAATTCCATGTGTCCTTGCAGTACATGATTTGTTTTACCTTGATTTTCTTCCACATCTAAGTAATCCTCGGAATAATTGCACTCGATCATTGCATGGTTGATACCCATTTTTGAGAAATCATATTTGCAATATTCTGCGTCTGTAATAAATAGCAAGCAACCTATTTTTTCATGTTTAATCAAGAAACCGTCACATTCTGTACCGTTATGTGGTGACTGGAACGGTATCACTTGGAATGAACCGATTTTTGCAACGTGCATACGATTCATTCCTATCGTTTTTTCTCCATAGATTGTTTCAATACGTTCCTGTACCTCATCAGAGGTGTAACACTTGATACCGTATTTCATGTACTGCTTGATATACTTTGCATGGTCTCCTTAACCATGCTCATGAGAGATAAGGCATCCGGCAACTTTACTTGTCTGATAATCGATCGCACGTAACATTTCTTTTGCCTGAACTCCACATTCTATTAGTAGAACTTCATCATCTGAAATGAGTGCATATCCATTACCACTACTACCAGAATTTATACATTTCATAAGCATTAGACCACCTCGCTTTCATCTATTAAATACTGTCTGATAAATCTGTTTGCATATTGAGGGTGAATCATTGATCTCACTGTTTTCCTATCTATGCCTAATTTATTATCATTTTTTACATATCTTTGCTTCATAACATCTACTTGTTGCAACGGTTCAAACACGAGATTTCTTTTAGGCTCTAGTCCAATAAACCAATATTGTGTTGGCTTCTTGAAATAATCTCCATTTTGAGTTCTGTCCTTGTCAATAATTTGTGGTTTCAAACACCAAAAATGGGTTAGATAATGCGTGCCACTTGTGCTTAATGGGTTTTCTATTACGAGTCGTAGCTTTTTTCTCTGACAAACAATTACAAGTTTATTCAGTATTTCATAAAACAAGCTCAACTTCCTATGTCTTTTCATTGCAACTTCACATTTCTGCTCTACTGTATAATTCTTGTATTGATATGCCGTGCAACATAAATGTCTTGATCCTTGATCAGAAAAGTATGTACATGGGAAAAACGCAAGTATCAAATCATCCGTTTCTATCTTGTCGAATATACTTGGTCTTCCATCATACGCCCCACTTATTTCTGAAAAGAGGTCGATCACATAATCCGTTTCTCCAAACTCATTCTGAATATCGTAATCGTAGGCTTCGTAGCTTAACTTCTTAAATTCATTCTTGAATGTTCCGGACTGCTCAAATAAACAATGTGCTATCATTCTCTCTTAATCCTCTCCAACTGCCTGTTCAATTTCTGTGTAATCATCTGATTTACTTCCGGTGTAGAAAGAAGCAGGTATTCGATCTGCCATAACATAATCTGCACATCCGCAATTTCTTCAACCAAATTGTCTCTGCACTCTGCAATACTTTTCTCAGTCCTTTGACCGTTTCCGCAAACTCTCCACCACTTATTGATGGCTTGTGTCAATTCTGCCATCTCTTCAATGCACTGTCTGCTTTGCGAGTCATATCCGTAATGTTCGGCAATAATCTTTATTTTCTCTGCTTCGTCCATGCTATACATCCCCAAATTCGTTAATAGCTTTTAACTTTTTTTCCAAGTTATCTATTTCACTTTTCTTAAGATCAATGGCTCGATCAAAATAATGTGCAAATATTTCTTTTGCTTTCTTATCATCTTTTTCTTCTAAGACAACTACGTTTCCTCCGATTAAACTCGCAACATCTTCTTTTTTAACGAACGAACTAAAATATCCGTCCGGGAATCTGCTTATCGGTTTATAAGTTTTTGGCTTTTCGTCCACTTCACATTCAGAATATGTGAGTTTTGGATTACTTCCGTATAGTCCTTTCAAAATGTAAAAATGTAATTTCATATACTATACCTCCACATCTTCATCTTTCGGAAACTGAAAAATCACATTATTGACATATTCGATTTTCGACTTTTTATCATCTGTGATTGTGATAATTCCGTTCGTTTTTGTTATTTCAAGTAATTCCCTAAACTTTTCTGAAGGTTCTATATTTTGAAAAACAACTGGCATCCCTGTATAAGCACTTCTCAACATTTCCATTGCTTTCATGGCTTTTTCTTGTGTAGAATATTTTGCAACTGATGACATATACAATTCTGTTGGAGGAGCAGTACAACCTATCGTTGCTACAATCCTGTTGTCTTTTGTAATTGAAAATACAAATTTCTTATACGGAATATCTTGCATTCCATCCTGGCTAATTACTCTCATTTTCTACCCCTCCGTCACAAAACTTGGTTCTTCTTTCGCTTCCACGTCTGCCACAACTTCAAATGGCTGTGAATTTTCGTTTTCTGCGATTTCTGCCCGCGAATTCTGATAAATCTCATCCATTTCGATAAACGCTTTATTTGCCATGGTGTCATAATTCTTCGGATATTTCCTCGTAGCATTATTTAGCATTTTTCTTACAATCATACTTTCTGGAGTGTCAAGCCACGAACTGCTAATAAACGGTTTTGCAGCTTCGCACGAAATCATATCATCAATGGTTTCGCATTTTCTCAAAGCATTCAATACCTCCGCTTTTTTCTCCTTGATCTGCTCTTTTTGTTTTTCTGTTGCCTTATATCTGTCAGCGCAAATCCCGAATGTAGCATTTATCATATTTTGTTTCACATGGGCAAGAAAATTCACTTTCACACTTTCCCTATTTGCCATAAGATATACAACTGTTCCATCTGTTAGTTTTACTGGATATACGACTCTCGCAGCCTTTTCAGATAGTCCTTTTTCTTCCCACTCAGGAGGTGTTATCTCAATACCTTTATGCTTTGGTGGAATATATGTATCTCCTTCTTTGACAACCCAATATGGATAAACTCTATCTACATCTTTTCCGTAGTTACTCAAAAGTGCGTCATATCCTGCGCCCTCAATTCCAAATTCTACCATTTGTTGCCAAATGTCTTTTCCATACTCATCTATACCAACTTTTACATTTCTTAACTGGAAATAACACTCTCTCGGATAAGCACTTGGGTTGAGTTTTAGACTTGCACAATGCTCAACGATTCCTCTTAAATTGCTTGTATCAAGACTTCCCATATTTACTTTCGGGTTTGTTCTTACAAGATTATAAATAGAAGTCATTGCTTCTAATGCGCATTTCTTAGAATAATCATCAAACTTTACACCACAAGAGTCATAATCTCTTTCTATAAGGTTTGTAATCGTATTTGACCATTCGCTAAGCCCTGTGGTAAATGCTTTTTTCTCCTGATCCACTTCTGTGTTATTTTTTTCTACCTGTGCATTCTCTGACATAATTTATTCCTCCTACAATAACCCTTTGTTCAATTCATCTAATCGAAACTTTATTCCCTCGGCTTTTCCTTTTGAAATAAGTGCTTCTTTTTCGATAATGCAGATGCTCGAATTGTCGAAATCTTTTTTATCAACTGCGATTGCAAATAACAATCCCTCTTTCTTCATGGATTCTCTCAATATTTCCATGTGAAGTCTTATGTATTCTTTTGTTTCTTCTGACATTTATTCCTCCACCTCTTCCGCTACTCTTAATTCCCCATCGTACTTGTAAACCGCACCATCTGATGTATCTACTTCCGTCACAACCGCCTTTGCCTTTCCGGCTTTTACAATATCTCCAAGTTTCGGAAGGAAGTTGCAAGCAAAAACATAGTCTTTTCCGATAGGTTCTCCATGTTTCAAGTATCGTGCTTTAATTGCGATCATTCTTTACACCGCCTTTACATTTTCTACATGGTATCTTCCAAAACCACTTGTTCTACCGCTACCAATTCCAAGTCCAAATCCTGCAATATTGATAATGTTAATAATCTGTTCCGCAGAATATACATTTTCCATATATGAAATCGTAAATGTTGCGCTCCAACCAGTAAACCTATTAAGATGAACAAGCACTGGACTTCCTTTCTTTGGAGACATCAATTTCTCATCAATGGAATGTTCTGAAAATTTAATTGGAACTAACCCGCTTTTATCCACCATGTTCACGTTTGCGTCAAATTTTGTTTTATACTTGTCGATTTCGGCACGAACAACAGCGTCTCCGAAAGATTTTTTCAACCCAAAATCAGTAATGCAAGGTGCATTTTCCTTTAATGCTTTTGCAAGACCTTTTTCTGAAAAATCGGTAGGTTTTCCATTGTACCAATGCATAGAGGTAATAATTTCTTCCCACGTATTAGGTTTTGTAGTGTCTTTTGCCTTATCCTTTCTCTTGTCAATCAACTGCTTTGCATTGACATCATTCATTTTATTAAGGACTAAATCGCTATCCCCAACAATAGTTACCTCCATGAATTTATTGCCTAAAGGCTTTAATTCAATTACATTTTCGTTTTTCATTTCTATAACCCTCCTGTATGATCTTCGATTGACCGCCCAATTCGTTGCAATAGTCTGTTTTTGTATATGCTTTTCTATTCTTTGGTTTCGTAATCTTCATTATTCTGTCCTATTCATTCGTAAAGTTTGATTTCAGTTGCTATTGCAACCAACAAGACGGTCAATCGGTTATAATGTCATGTTCTATTTTTTTACTTTCCTTGCCTATTATTTGTTATAATATGCTTTGTTTTTATCTGCCAATGGTAGGCATTTAGCCGAATTTAAAATCTATATTGTTTTCTTCAATGCTATAATTTTGTATTTTTTAGTTTAATTTCTTTTCGTGTTCAATATTTATATTTGTCGACTTTAAACCCGACTAAATACCTACCATTAAACAGATATTCAGTTGTTAAATGCTTTCCATTGCTTCAAATACCTGTTCCAATTCGGAAAGTGTATGGTATTTTCGCTTAAATACTTCTAACTCATTCAATGCCTTTTTCAAAAGACTCTGATACTCGTTTTCTTGAACAAGGAATTGCCGTGTCGGCTGATATGTATTTTTCTCCGTAGTTATGTGAAAACATCGCACTGGCTGTTCCTCTCTTGTTTTTGGAGCAAATACCAACATCCTCAATACATTTCCTGCTTGTTGTAATCGGTATCGTTCTGCTGCCACACTATCATCCCATTCAAAGCATTTATGAAGTTCAGATGTTTCATCTCTAGCCTTTTCAAGAATTTCTTGTGGTGTAACTTTTTTATCTCCGATTTCATCAGCGACTTTTTGAGCATCAGCCTTATAAATTCCTTTGATTCTCCATTCTGCTCTCATTTTCCACTCCTAATCAAACATTTCTAGCAAACTACAAGCTCCTTATCATTAGAAACAAACAATTTTATAACTTGGCAGTTCATATCTGGAAATCTACCATCGCTGACCGCTTCCGAATTATCTACGAAAAGAGGGCAACTAACTTCATATAATTCAGATAGTGCCTTGCAAATATACATTCCTGCCACGATAGATTCTCCATTACTCATATTGGTTCTTCCATCCCACTGACATTCACAAGTTTCTCTGATTCCAGAATTTATCTGAACTTCAAAAAGTTTAAACGTAACTCTTCCCCCAAACTTCTCGTTAATCACAGAAGAAATTCGATTCATTTTCTCTCTGATAAATTCTTCTGTTAAATCAATCATTTGTTCCTGTTCTGCAATCTTCTGTCCGACTTCCGCTTTTTCTTTTTCCAACTCTGCAATACGCTCTTTAACTTTTGAATTGTCCACAGATTTGATTTTCGCAATAATATCTGAGATTTCATCACGCAAAACAGCTTTTTTTGCTTCTAATTCTGTTTTTCCAACTGTTTCTTTGCTCATTTCTTCGATTTCATTTTCCAACATAAGAATCTGTTCGCTGATTTTTTTGTACTCTTCATTTTTTAACATATCGGCTACAGTCGGGATCGATTCAAGAATTTCTTTCTTTTCTTTTAATGTTTCTTCGAATTTTGCGATTTCTGCATTGACTGCTTCCAGTTCCTGTTGTTTATCATTAATGATTTTCTGATATTCTCGAATATTATCTGCTGCTTTCTGTCCTTTTTCTGTAATGGATTTCAGATTGTTTTCTCTGTTCTTTTCAAACTTTTCTTTATCTGAAATGTAGCGTTCTTCATATTCAGCCTTCGATTTTTTATATCTCTCTTCGTCATTTTTCTTTCTTTCCTCATAATCAGAAATACGCTTTTCTCGAACTTCTTTCGGAAGAGATTGACCGCAAGTCGGACAAATCAAATCGTCTTCTGCAAGTTCCGGCAATGGCGTATATTCTAGGAATGTCTTCATTTCTGGGAACACGCTTGCTTTTTCGCGTCTCCATTCATCTATAAATTTCTTTTTATCAGTTTCCGCACTCTCTTTTTGCTTTTCTGCGCTTTCGATATCCACCGCAATAGAATTAGCCTGTCTTTTCAAAGACATTAGTTTTTCTTCTACTTCGTTGCATTCAGAAGCCACACCTCTTCTCTTTTCCATCAGAATCTCTGTTTCTTTATTGCTGATATCGCTTAAATCAAATTTCAGGTTCATCACTTGTTCTCTTTTAGCATTGATCTCTTTGCTTTTCTCAGTTCCACCAGCAAGTTTATCCTCTACTTTTTTCAAAGCAGTTTCTTTCGCAGCTTTTTCCACTTCAAGAGCACCGACATCTACTGTGACAAGCTGTTTCGATACTTCATCAATGCGTGCCGGGATCTCTGTCATTTTCTCTTTTAATGTATTCTTCGCTTTTGTATACTTTTTCAGAATATCGTCCGTGCTTGCGATTTTCAGCTCTGGAATAAGTTTTAAAAACTTTTCTCCGTACCCCTCTGCAATCTGAACATCTGAAGAATCTGCAACGAACTGCATCAAGATTTCTCTCTGTTCTTTCCACGGTAAAGAAGTAAATGCGATCGGATTTGTAGCAAGGTTGAAAATCTTTTCGTCAATCATGCCGGAAATAAACTCTTTAAAATCTTTTTCTGATTTCGGATAACCGTTGATTTCAAACTCATTAACATTTCCTTGAAACTCTGTTGTTCCTGTCCCTCTTTTCTTCACAAATTTTTGTTTTTGAACTTTTTTCAAGGTATATTCTTCTCCATCGACAGAAAGGATTGCTTCTACGCATATTTCCAGATTGTCAATCATCTTTCCGTCTTTATCTAATGTGCGAATATCAAACTTTGCACTTCCATGCGAATCTTTTCCGAACAACAACCATGTGAAAGCATCAAATACCGTTGTCTTTCCAGTTGCATTTGCGCCATATATTTTCGTTAATTCGCCGAATGAAATTAACTTGTTCACACATCCCTTAAAATTCTGGATGTGAATACTTTTTAATTTAATTATTTTCATACATCTTCTTTCCTTTCTACTTAATTTATTCACATTTTTTAATTGATTACATATGTACCGCCGCGCTTTTTTTG